GCAGAACCAACTTGTGTTCCTAAACTAAATGTTGTGTTAGAACCATTGTAAGTATTACCACTTGTGTCTAAGACACTGAAGGTTCCGTTTTTAATTGATTGTCCTATGTATGCCATACTTACTCCTTTGGATTATCTGTTCTCACTTTGTTATATGCAGTCTTATAAGCATCCCATTTTGTAGAATCTCCACCTATTTCTTTTTCACAATATGCCTCTGCAAATTCTTGTAAAGAAGGATATGCAACTGCTCTATCCCTTTGATATTTATTATTGTCATATTGTTTTTGTAGTTCTTCAACTTTTGTTTTTATATCACTTTTAGATATTTCACTTGTTCCATCTAACCATTCTATAGTGCAAGAATCTACATCATCTCCTCTAACAACAACTTTAGCGTTAGGGTTTAAAGAAAGTATTGCATCTAAAATCATATTTCTATCTCCATTAAAAGTACGTTACTGTGATTAGAGTATCTTTGAGCGTACCATTGTGTGCCACTATCTTGTTTTTGTAAAGTATTTTGTACATATAATTGGCTTGTTGTTCCCGCAGTAAATTTTACAAAGTGTGTAACACTAGACATACCTGCGGTATCTGTGCTATCGTTTGCAATAGATGTTCCAGTCACCTCTGTGCCATCTATAGCACCACTGGATGTACCATATCTTACTCTACTATGTAATCTTCCTGAACTTCCGTTTACTAAACCTCCAACAGTTACAAAAGCTACAATAGTGTTACTAGATGAAGTTGGTGTTATTGCCGTTTCAAAGTTAAAAGTTTGGGTATCTTGATTATTTGCACCAACTGATGTGTTGTGAACTTGGCTAACTACTTGTATAACTTTTCCAAAGCCTGTTACTTTAGCCAGTGTAACTGCATCATCTGCTATACCACCTGTTGCTATTTGTGATTTACTCATCTATCCTCCTATGGTTTAGTAGGCCAAGTTGCGTTCTCGCACTTCTCTACTGTATCTTTTCCTGCAGGTAAGTCTCTTAAATCTTGACGATACTTTTTCATATCATCACTAAGAGTATTATCTGATAAAGCTAGATAATCTGTCTCTGCTAATAATCTGTTTCTTTTATTTCTTAATTCAGCCAAGGCTCTAGCAGGAGCTGCATCAGCCCATGCTTTCTCTTCAGCATCACGAGCAGTTTCTTCTTCTGCTGTGAACTGAACCTTAACTCCATTTATATTATGATATCTTGGCATTGTTTCTCCTTAATTAATTCCATACATTTCTATTGTACCTGAGTCTATGTTTCCACTAGTAAATTTAAAAGTTACACCATCAATAGCAGTAGTAGTGTTACAGTAACCCGATACATAGGCTACTATTGAATATGTACCATTATAATAGTTTTGATTAACTGCTGTAAAATGTTTTACAAAAGTTGTACTACTTGGGTCAAATAAAAACATTTCACCACTACAGCTTTCATCTGCACCTCCTCCAACATGACCATGAACACTTAAAATTTGGTCTGAAGTAGATTGTGCTAAATCAGCACCCGTGTTATAAGAAAGAGAGGTATCATTACCCGCTTCATTATGATAAGCACCAAACGCTGTTGTTGTTTTAGTGGCATCAAAATTACTACCTCCATCTCTAAAATTTACGTTCCAATCAGAAACGCCACTGCCCCCACTTCCTGAAGGGTGTATATTAATCCATCTAAACTTATAAATGTTATAAGTGCTATCTATGCTACTAGTGAAACTTAAAGCACTATCTCCAGATGCTGTCACTGTAGCTAATTTTTTTTCTGCATACTCTAATCCTGCCACAGAGTTAGTTCCTGTAAAAGCATAATTAGCAGTCAGGTCCATAGATGCAGGTTGTATTTTACTTAATGCCATATAACGCTATCCTCCCTGAATCTATAGTTCCTGAAGATTGTTTAAACTGTATTGCATTAATCGCTGATGTTGTATTAAAATAACCTGCAACACGAATTACATTATTATTATCATTGCCTGTATAGTCACTAGCTGTTGAAAAAAAATGTGTAACAAAAGTTGTATCACTTGGATTGAACAACCATAACTCACCACTAGAACACTCATCATTACCATTACCCACATATCTGTGAATTGTTTGAAATGATGTTCCTTGTGCTTGGTCATGATTGCCATCATAACTTACCGCAGCAGAACTACCTCCCTCATCATGATATGCTTGAAAAAAAGTAGTGGTCATTGTTGTATTATAATTAGAACCTCCATCTGTGCTACCTTGAAATTGTAAGTCTGATTGGTCAGCAGACGGATGCATATTATTAAATCTAAATAAATATGTTTTATAAGTATTATCTAAATCAACACTACTAGAACCATCAACAAAACTTAAAGTGCTACTAGAACTTGCATCTAAATTCTTAATTAAAAATAATTTTTGTGTAGATGTTACTCCAGTTGTTGTACCTGTAAAAGCATAATTATCTGTCAGGTCAAAAGAGTTTGCTACTAATTTACTAAGTGCCACTATACTACTCCAAATAAATCTATTGTTCCGCCTTGTATTTCACCTGATGACATTTTAAATCTAATATTATTTACAGCAGATGTTGTATTTAAATATCCTGAGGTATAGTTGTCTATTGCATACCCTGGGTTGCTTCCACCTACATTACCAAAATGATAATATTGATGTCTACACACAAAATGTTTTACAAATGTAGTAGAACTAGGATTGTATAGTCTCATAATACCTGCACCTGATTCGTCACTTCCATTACCTAAATTGTTCATAATAATTTGCTCATCAGTGCTTTGTGCTAAGTCTTGACCTGTTCTATATTGTATTTGACCTCCATCACTTTCAACTTGTTCAGACCAAAAAGTAGCACTAGTTTTTGTCACGTTGTAATTAGAACCATTATCTACACTTGCGTTGAAAGTTAAATTTGCTCCATCAGTTTCAGGATGCATGTTATTAAATACAAATAAAAACTCTTTATATGTAGAAGTTATATGGGAACTTGTAAATGTTGCATTAGAATCAGAACCATCAGAAGTAAATGTGCTGATTAATACTAAAGGTGTTTCATCAGCTAATCCAGATACTGTGCCACTAAAGCCAAATGTACCTGCAAGATTTAAGCTATTGGCTTTTATCTTGGATAGTGATGTTCCAACTTCTCCAAACGCCATGACTATCCTTTACTGTTTGCGTCTTTTACTGCTTTGATATGTGTGTACCAAGAACCTGTCTTATCTAATTTGCCATCATTAATATCGTGCCACAACTTATCTAATTGCTCATTCCATGATAAGTATTCTGTTCTTCTTTTATCTAAAACAATATTTAATGTTTCTCTTGTATTACCTGTTGATTCATAACTATTTAATTGACTATCAGTTGGTTTACTTAAACCATCAACTGACCATGTTTCAATAAAATCTCCTTTACCATCCATGTTATTTACTAACATTATATTATCTTTTTCAACTTCCCAAGTTTTTGAGTTTGCTTCTAAATATAATTTTACTTTTGTTGATAATGATGCCATCTTTAATACTCCTTATGTGATAAGTTTGAACATTTGAAATGTTGCACCAAGTCTTGTACTTGACACACCATAAACCTGCGCTTGTCCACTACTGACATCATTATATGCTTGACAAAGAACATAGGTGCTTCCATCAAAAGTATGAATATAAGATGTTACAATATTTGCATATCTTGTATTATTACTTGCTGAGTTTATAGTTTGTTCAGCGTAAACAGTTCCGCCAATATTAAATTTAACTCCTGCATTTTGCAAACTACTATTAGTGTCACCACCAACAGTTGCAGTGAAAGTCATGAAGTATGTTCCTGCAGTTGGTGTGGTTACACCTGTGCTTGGATTGTAAATATTATCTGCATCTAAAGCCTCTGTATCAAAAACCACCGTTGTCCAAGTGTTATCACTAATATTTTGTGTACTTGCTAAACCTATTGATAGTATGGGGTCATTATTTACTTTTATATGTGAAAAATCTACTCTCTTTATTGTTCCTGCATCTGATACTAAAAACTCATCTGTATCTGCAGGAGTTGCAGCTAAAGCTGTGTGTCCTGATATGACTGTGTTGTCAAAAGAATCTGCATTGACAGTTCCTGCTGCAGGACTAATTGTTCCTACTGCTTTTGCTTGATGTACTACATAAATATTATTTGTACCACTAGGAGGTGCGGCAGCAAA